GTAATCAGGCTTGTATGAGTAAATATCAAGCAAGAGTAAGACAAGAGAGAAAACGTAAGGCATTAGAAAAAATATATTATCCTTCTAATAATAATATCGCATATTGCACTATAACGGAGGAATTTATATGAAATGGATAGAATTTAGCAGATTAATGCAAGCAGTAGAATATAAAACACCAACTAAAACAGTTAGTTTATTGGCGAAAGATTTCTATGGAACTCAAGAATTTATTAGAATACTAGCATTAGATTTAGAGCCTAATAATTTAGCAAGTAAGAAGGCATTAAAATGGATTACAAAATCTTTAGAAGTGTTCGAAGAAGAAATTGAAACTTCTATTTATAATCATGGAGATATTGGGGAAGCGATATATCATTTCGCTCAAGAGGATGGAAGTCAAGAATTTAGTCTTAGAAGTATTATTAATTTCTTAACTATGGATTGTGGTAAAAGTGATGGAGAATCCTTCCGTAAATTTAATGTGGTATTCAATCAAATGTCATCATTAGAAAGAAAATGGTTCTTGAGATATTGGTTAAGAACACCAAGAAACGGAATCAATGAAGGACTAGTTAGAAAATTAGTTGCTAAAGTATATGATAAGAAGGAAGCAGAAGTTAGAAAACATATGCAATTACATTCATTATCGGAATTATTAGTTTACTATCAAAGAAATGAAACTCCACCTAATGATTTAGTAATTGGTAGATTCATTAAGCCTATGTTAGCGAAAGAAGTTCCTAAAGAGAAATGGCCGAAGAAACATATTGTTGAATACAAGTATGATGGTGCTAGGTATCAAATACACAAAGGAGATTCAGTTCTTATATTCAATCGGAAAGGTAAGATAGTTACAGATAAGTTTCCCGATATTGTTCTTATGATAAATGCATGGGAAATGAAAGAATCATTTATTATTGATACAGAAATATATCCTGTTGAAAGTTGCCTTTGCAGACCTGCTCCTTTCAAGAAGATGGGAACACGTATTCATTCTAAGAATATCGAGGAAGCAGTTGAAAAATGTCCTGTAGAACTGGCTGTGTTCGATTGCATGATGTTCAATGGTGAAAATCTAATGGATAACTCTTTAAGAGAAAGATTACCGTTTATCCTTAAATTCCCTAAGCAAGCAATAAGGTGTCAAGATGGAACATATGATGCACCACTATGGAATATAGGTATCCATGTTTTCTATAATAAAGCAATCAATGATGGTTATGAAGGTATAATGGTTAAAGACTTTAACGCTCCATATGAAAGTGGTAAACGTTCTTGGGTTAAATATAAACCACCAAGAATAGAGTTAGACGTTGTAGTTACTGGAGCAAGATATGGTGATGGTAAAAGGGCTACAGTGTTTGGTTCATATGATATAGCAGTTAAAGATGGAACGGAGTTTGTTCCTGTTGGTAGTATAGGAACTGGGTTTTCAGATATAGATTTAATATCCTTAACTCAACAAGGTAAAAAGATAATACAAAGAGTTGAGAACGGAACATATGAATTATTACCTAGAATAGTGTTAGAGGTTACTGCTGATTTAGTAACTAGAGATGCTAATGATAACTTAGGATTAAGGTTTCCTAGATTACTAAGAATAAGAAGTGATAAACCAGTATCAGATATTAATACAATACAAGATGTAGAGGGAATGATATGACATGTATGTGGAAAGGAACATTAAAAGATGGTAGACTTATATGTGGTAATGACCCATCAGTAACGGTATTTACTACCGATAAAGATTTAGTTGAGTGTATTAGATGTAAACAGTTATTGGGGAGGAAAATCAATAAATATAAACATACACATTTAAATGTTGATTTTTTATCACACGTTAAAATTTTGAAAAATAAAATATCTTTCAATAAACACAAAGAAATTGCGGGAATTCCTATGTGTAAATTAAGTAGTGGGCCTAGAACTTTATGGAAATTAACTAACAACCCAAAAGAGATAACTTGCTCTCATTGTTTAAAGTCAGTATGGGGAAGTAGAGATGCTAAACAATATATTCTAAAAGGTATATTAGTTGAACTCGGGCATCCATACAAATATATTAATAAAAAATTACAACAATTTTCCAATGATGAATTAAAAGGATTTTTAGATGATTTGTTAGAAGACAGAATGAAAGTAACAGATAGAATTTTTAAATTGAAAGATAAAGTATATGAAGGGGGCTATTAGTAGCACCCAATATGATACAATGGGTTTTGAAAAAACTACTTTATGTTATGGGAGTAATGTATGTAGTAATAGATACGTTTGTTAAATATCCAACAGACGAAATCGTAGGGATAAAGATAGATGAATCATTACAGCATTTAAACAGAAGACAACTATGCAGACAGATGGAAATTACATACGGATTAGATGAAGATGTATTTTGGAATTTACCATCTACATCTAAAATTAGATTAGGTTGTCAGATAACTAGAAACATGCAGAAAAAAGCAAATATGAATTCTGAAGATATGAGGGAATTAAACAAATGAGGTTTTCTCATGAAGTTTTATGATGAAAATATTAAAGCAGAATGGACTGAAGAATACGGTTCAGTAACTACTGTAACTTTTATGGTTTATAGTGAGTTTGGAATTCAAGATAATTTAATTATCAATCATGCAATTGGTGATTTATTAGGTATGCATAAATTTGCACAGTTTATAGAAGATATAGATTTAGAAAAAGCAGAGTTATTAAATACATATAAGGGATATTGTATTCAATGGATATTCCCCGATAAACTAGATAACATAAAAGAATTACAAGAAACCATTTCGGAAGGATTAGATTTCCAAAGAATAAAACACGATTGTATAGGAGTGTCAACAGATGTTTACGAAAGAACAACTTGAAGGGATATTGGTATCATTAGCCAGTCCCGAAATATCAATAGAGAAAGATAGCAAACAGTCTATCGGCTATAGGATAAGATTGGTGGTTAAGATAAGAGCAATGAATATAGAATTCTTATCTACACTACAAGAAACTTTAGAGGAATATGGTATAGATTCCTACTTAAAAGAAACAGAACATTGTAATAGAAAATATCCTATACTTAGGATTACTAGTATTAATAATCTATTACAGTTTTATAAACTTATACCAAACATACCAAAGCATTGCAATAAATTCGAATCATTTTTAGAAGTATTAACAATTGTTTCTAATAAACACCATTTAACGCAAAAAGGCTTTGATAGAATATTAGAGATAAAGGGGTTAATAACTTGAGTTTAATAGATATGGGGAAAAAGACAAGACCAATATTAATAACAGGAAAAAGCGGAACAGGAAAATCAACACTTGCTAAAACATTAGTAGCAGAAGATGTATTAATTTACTATGCTAATGAGATAGAAGATAGAGATTGGAAGTCCGTTGAACAAGATATTATTATTGAAGAAGTGCATTATAAATCTAATAAAGATATTATAATGAATGTAATACGAAATTGTAAAAGTCAAATCGTATTAACTTCTAATAATGAGAAAGGTGTTCCAACTGAAATTAAGAATTGTTGTAAGATTAGAAGGGCAGGGACTAAAGCATATGCGTTAGAAGAAATAAAAAAGATAGCACCAAGAAGCCAACCACCACACAAAATAGAATTAAGTGTGTTTGAATTGGTAGGTGATTATCTTAAAAACACTAACCGAAAAGAAGTGCTTAAGAATTTAAAATTCAATAAACCTGCTGATGTGCAAATAATGACTTGGTTAGGATTAAATCTTAATCCAAATAAGTTAGTATTTATAGATGGTAGAGTAAAAAGAAGATGGTCTTCTGATTACTTTTATGAGTTATTAGCATACGCACATGATGGAAGAATATACTCAAAGATTAATTATCCTAAAAGGGGTAGTTATTCTAAAGTGCCTACTATTCTTAGGAAGTTAAGAATAAAACCAAATCAGGGCTATTTACTGCCTCAATTGTTAAAAGATGATGAGTTTGCTAAGTGGGCAAAAAAGAGATTGAAAAGTGAAGAAACGAGAGTATTAGGAATGAAAGATAGGACAAGACCTAGAAACGCTCCTATAACTCCAAACAGAACCTTAAAATTAGATAGGTGGTTTTAAAATGTTATGGACAGAAAAATACAGACCAAAGAATATACACGAATTAATAGGGCAAGAGATATTTAAACTCGATGCCGAGAACTGGATAGAAATAAAAGATATGCCGAATACATTATTGTATGGGCAAGCGGGAGTAGGTAAAACTGCCGCCGCTGGTATCTTAGCACATGAAATGTTAAAGTCTGAAATGGACTCTAATTACTTTGAAATAAATGCTAGTGATGATAGACGACTAGAAGTAGTTAGAACTACCATTAAAGATATAGCACAGCAGAAAGCAATTGGTGATGTTCCATTCAAAATCATATTACTTGATGAAATGGATGGAATGACAACAGATGCGCAGAATGCTTTAAAGAGAGTTATGGAACGATATGCTTCTAATGTTAGATTTATTATTACTGCTAACGATAGAAGTAAAATCATTTATCCTTTGCAATCTAGGTGCGCTAACTATTTCTTTACTAAACTAGATAGCACTACAATTTCAACTTTATTGAAGACGATTTTATCAAGAGAAGATATTTCACATCCTTCTGATGTTGATTTGGGTCAGTTTATAAGTCATTACAACGGTGATGTTCGTAGAACAATAACGGAATTGCAAGCCGCACTTGCAAGTGGAACAAGTTTGAAAAGACAGGTGAATAAAAGTTTAGAGAGGTATGATGACATTTTACAACTGTTAGAAAACGAGAACCACAGGAAAGCACTAGAGGAATTACATAATGCACTTTATTCAGGAAAAACTGTCAAAGATATATGTTATGGGTTACATGAAGTTATTGTTAAAAGCGATATAAATGATAATTCAAAATACAAATATTTGAGAGCAGTAGGTGAAGCAGAGTGGAGAGGAAATTCAATGACCCCAAGAGTATTAGTTTCTTGGTTGGTTGCGCAATTAAAATAATAATCCAAACGGATAATAAATCTAGTCTACCGACTAGTATAAAATAAATAAAAAAATAAAAAGAGGAATAAAAATGAAAGAAGAAATGAAAAATGAAATAGAAAAATATGCTGAAAAGTTAGGCATGACTGTTGAAGAAGCACAAGCGGATTTCGACAATATCGTTGCTAAACATAATTTGGACTTAGAAGACGAAAACGGTTTTAAAATCGCTAGAAGTTTATTTAGGTCTAAATTTGGTCAACAAGTTGCTATAAAGAAAAGAGAAGAAAACGGTGAAAGCCAAGAGTTTACTGGAACAACTTTCACTAAAACTGCTACTGGTTTCTTTTATGCTGTTGAAGATGCAAGAGATTGGGAAGAAAGGAATAGGAACACTCTAAAGGCTGAATACCAAAGGGATTCCACTGCTAGTTTAAATGCAGGTAATGTCGCTGTTGCTGTTCAACTATCAGATGGAAGATACGAAGTAACTAGATTTGCTAATGATGAATTGGCTACTAAAGTTTTAGAGAAAATTCCTGATAGTGCTATGCAAGTAGATGATGACAAATGGATAATCCCAATTGATTCAAGAAAGGCATGGGGAAGTGGTCAAGCAAATCCTAATTATGGAAAACCATTACCTACCCAAAACTGGTCAAGAAGATTATTCTTTGTAGGTAAATTAGATGAAGAAGGAGAATACCAAAAATATCAACTAAAAGTTAATGGAGAGCAATGTAAAGATTTTGCTCCTAACACATTCAGTTGGTGTTCATTTACTTGTGTGCCTAATTCAAACAATGCTCAATTTTTAAGCGCAAGAAAAGATGGAAGCACTTTATCATCATTAACGTATTTAGATTCTGATGAAGAAATAATTAATGTAATTCAATCTACATTAGCAGATAGTATTTCTGAATTAGTGGCTTTAGATGCATTCCATTCTGATAATTCACATAAGAAACCACATGAAAGAATGGTAATAACAGACGGAAATGTTACAGGTATGAACTTACAACAAGCCGTTAATGGTAATCAAACATTATTCTTAAGTGATTTAAATGTAGATTATGATTATGATGGTTCATCTAATGCTGTTGCTTGTTGGGTTCCAAGTTATGTTGATATTGATTTTGGTATCGGTAGTAATGTAATTGTTTGTGGTAGAACTTCACAAGGAACTGATAAAGAAACAGGTGAACTAAGAAATGTTGCAATTAACGCTTTAGGACTATTTGTTATTGATAGACATGGAAGTGCAGAAGTAGTTGAAGCCCCAGTGGAGGATAACTTTGATTGGTTTTAGATAGATAAACTCATGGGGGGTTTCCAAAGTAATAATGAAGGGGTGGTTTATTGGTGTCACTTTTCACCACCTAACTTCATTCCCTCCCTACGTTTATTTATCAAGGAGAGATTATTATGAGTTTAAAAACTATGAATAAACCAAAACAACAACACGCTGTTGGCCCAGAAGTTCAAAAAGAACTACAATACCAACAGTGGAAAAAGTTAACACAAGAAGCAAGAAAAGCACAATTAGCAAGAAAGCATTCCTATATGGTTTTATCTATTGAAGGTAAAGCCAAACAAGGTAAATCAGGTTTGGGTCTTGACCTAAGAACTGATAAAGAAATTAAAGATGGTGCTGTATTACGTTTCTTAGATTTTGATGATGGTGCGGAAGTAACATGGAAAACATGTTGGGATTCAGACCCTAACATCTATGTTTACTGCCCTAATCATTATAATTCTGATGGAACAGAAAACTATGCTTTAACTATGCAAAATGCATTAAACTTCATTAGAGAAACAGAAGAAATGATTGCAGATAAAAATACTAATGTTAGAGCATTTGTTATGGATGGTATGGATAAATGGAATGATTGTGCTACTAATAAACTTAGATATGAAATCAATAAAGGGGATAGAAAGAAAATGACTAACCCTATTTCCCCAACAGCATACGGGGCTAGAAATATTGACCATAATGAAGTGTTTATTAGTGCTTTAAGATTACAATGTGATAAAGTATTTATTACACATCTTAAGGCTACTTTTAGCGACCATATGAATCCTACACCAACTGGATTTGTTGCTAATTGGAATAAAGATGTTCCCGATAAAATGATGCAAATGATTACGATTCGGGATGAATCTGTGGGTAACAATACTAAATATGTTGCAAGATTAAAAGCAAGTAAAACAAATCCCAACTTAGTTGGTAAAACTTGGACTATCTTTGAGTCTAACTCTAAAGAAGCCAAATGGAATGGTATTCCCGACCTAAAAAACAGGGGAATTTAAACTCGCAAGAGTGAGGTTTACTAAATAAAAATGACTAACGTTAGGTGTATTCGGCATATTAGCAAGGGGCTGTGGTGGTCCTGTCATTCCTCACTAGCGAGAGCAAGGTGATTAAAATGCAAATAGAAGTTAAAAAGAAGGATATTATAGAAGCATTGAAAAATGTAGAATTAAAAGGGAAATGGGCCAGCACTGGAGGATTATCTTCAAAGTCTTTGGGTAACTATATTCATTTCCAAATGCAAGATAACAATTTATTATTAGTCAATTCAGATGAATCCACAACTGTCATTAAATCTATATCTGTAGATACAGATGATGAAGGTTCTTTCGTATTAGAAATTGATACACTTAAAAAGTATCTATCTAAGATGAATGAAGATATAAGTTTAACAGTTGGAGATACAGTAGTAATGCAATCAGATGGTAAAAGGGCGACAATGCCTATTGTAGTTCATCATCCATTTGAAGGTAGAGTAAATAGATTTATAGAAAGATGGCCGTTAAACTTTGATAGTGATTTAGAAGAAGTATTAAAGTTAGGAGTTATAGATGTAAGATGTGGAGTTCAAGTTACTGGAGAGGAATTCCATAATGCTATAGATGGATGTGAGATATTAAACAATGGGATATATAAGTTAGACTTTCATGAGTCTGATGAATTAAGTAATCCTAAATTTATTATATCTTCTTCCGCCACTGTTTCTGCTTATAGAGAAGAAATGGTAATCGGTAATTCAGTAGGTGAATCATCCACTGTTATATTCAGTGGGCCACTACATAAGTTCTTTAACAAGGATGAAATAATAAATATTTTTATTGGGGATAACCAACCTATCATAATGGTTACAGAAAATAGCGCATTAATTAGAGCGCCAAGATTGGGGATTTAATATGATAATAACATGGATAGATAAAGATAAGTCGATTAAGATAAGATGGAGAGATGAAAATAGAGAAAGAAAAGAAAAGGTTATCTCTAATTTCAAACCCTATTTCTTTATACGTTCCATTGATAATCAACCTGCTACTTACAAGACTAAACACTATATGGTCGGTAGTAAACCTGTAGACCAAACTGGATTCTATGAATATAAGAAAGGTGATTGGAGAAACCTAGAAGGTTATAACTTAACTAAAGTTTTCTATACTCATCCTAAAGATATGAGAGATGCAAGGAAACCTTTCGAGAATACATGGGAAGGAGATGTGCCGATACTTAGAAGATATTGTGTAGATGAATTAGATAAAGTTCCTGAATACGAAATGAGGAAATGGTATTGGGATATGGAGTGGTTGCCTAATGGTCATAAAGATGAAGGGGCTATAACTGCTATTGGTGTATATGATAATTATACTAACAAGTCTAAGTTATACACATGGTCTTATGAAGATAAATCAGAAAAAGAAATGCTTGAAGAATTTGTAAAAGATATACAAGAGCAAGACCCCGATATGTTAGTAGCATGGTGGGGATTAAAGTCTGATGTTCCTCAATTAATTAAAAGGTTATTTGAGAATGATATAGACCCAAGAAAGTTATCCCCATATAAAGAAGTAAAGGGTGTAGGCTACAAAACATTAGGTAGTGTAAACTATAGTAATATAGAACAACCAATTAGAGGTAGACTATGTTTAAATTTAGATTTAGCATTTGAACGACAATGGAATGATGCACAGCGAGGAACCTTACCTAGTATGTCATTGGATTATTGTGCAAGTGTTTCCGTTGGAGAAACTAAGAAAAAAGATTCTAAGTTTACAGATAGAAATGAATTCTTTATGAAAGCATGGGAAGAAGATACTCAAAACTATTTAGAATACTGTATGCAAGATGCTGAATTACTGTATAAGATAGATGAAGAAATGGGATTAAGTGAAGGTGTATTAGCAATTCAAAAACTGATTAAAGCACCTTTCGAAGATTGTTTTTTCGTAAGTCACATGGGTAGCACATATTTCATGCGTAATGCATATTGGAAAGCACCAACTGGTAAATACACAGAGAAGAAAGAATACGATGGGGCGTTAATCTATGACCCATTAGACCAAGAAACAAACGGATTACATCTTAATGTAGCGGCGTTTGATTTTGCCTCTCTATATCCGTCTTGTATATTAGCAAGGAATATTTCTTGGGAAACTAAAAGTGAAACTGAAACTGATTTCGCTGTTAATTTAAAAATACCTAGAGACTTTTCTGATGTTACAGTTGAGGATTGGAAATATTATAGAACAGATAAGTTAGGATTATTACCAAATGCTATTGCTACATTAAAACCTTTGAGAAAAGAATACAAGTTAAAAATGTTAGAAGCATTACAAGAAGG